GGTATTTAACGCGGTCCCGTGGGAGTCGTAAAAGTCTTCGGCGATGCGCGTGGCGAGCGTCGTGAGATTGGCGTCGTTCGCCGGCGTGCTCGAGGTCTTGTCGGATAGGTCCGCGCAGGCCGACGAGTGAATGACCTTAACCGTGCCGTTGACCGCCGAGCCGCGCGTGCCGCCGGTCACGACGAACTTGTCGCCGCCCGGGTCGGGCATGCCCTGCCGCCATTTCGAGAACGTGACGAGCACGCTGCCCGGGGTCACGGCGGCGGTGTTGTTCGCGCGGCTGCCGCCGGCGATGGTCGCCCAATCATTGCTCTCCTCGTTGGCGTTTCGTCGCTCGTCCGACGCTTCGTTGTCGAGCGCCCGCACGGTGCCGTCGAGGTCCAGCACGATGCGCTGCCCGACGCTATGGGCAACCGCGTCGAGCATGACGGCGGCGTTCTCGTACTTTCTTTGCAGCTCGTCGATATCCGGCTTTTGGTAATCGCTGACGACGCCCACGGCGTTGACCGTCGAGCCGAGCGCGGTGCCGAGCAGCGAGTACATATTCGCCCACGTCGACGAGTTGGTCACGCTGATATTTCCAGCGTGCCGCCACTGCCAGTAGTATCGCTTGCAAACCACGGGCAAGAGATAGAGAATGCCCGCATTGCTGCCGTACGATGTAATCGGGATAGCCTGCAGCACGTGCACGTTGGCGGTTATCGTTCTGCCGGGATTGTTGGGCGTGGTGTTTTCCTGCAGCACGAGACTCGTGGCGCGGCTCGCTTCGCCGACTGCTTTGAGTATCCGGTCGGTGCGCTCGCCGTCGGCAAGGAAATACCCTCGAGCCCATCGCGTGGCCCCCGTCGGCCAATAAAGCGAGTTGATCTTGGGGCAGGGCGGCGGCGGGTAGTTCGGCAGCGCGAGACCCGTGCCCGGCTTGTAGCCGCTGCGGGTTTGCGGGCGATTGGTTGTGAGCGAGACCGGCGTCGGGGCTTGATCGTGCAGCGTCTCAAGCGCAAGGTACTGGTCGAGCCATGCCTGCAGGCGGCCGTCTTGATCGGGGAATGCTAGGCCGACGCCGGCAAGGTAAATCAAGCTAGGTCCCAATCGAATGAGACTGCGAAGTAAACAGAGATTCGCGTCCACTTGTCGTCGAGCATTCGCTGCGGAGCTGAGTAGCCCGTCGGCCGTAGCGGCTCACGCAGGCACGTATCGCCGTCCTCGTTGACCTCGAGGTCGTGGTCGGTGAGCGCCTTAAGCACTTTGAGCACAATCGGCAGGATGCCCTTTGAGGCGTTCAGTAAGGCCTCTTTGTCGCGCCCGCCCCGGTCGAGCTGCAGGGTCGAGTGAATCGCTACGCTCACGCCCGTGGTCGTCGTGACCTGCTCGACGCCGCCGCCGTCGATCAAGCTCGCGTCGAACTCCGCGCCGTCCGGGCTGATTGTGATAAACGTAGCCCCTGAAGTCGGCGGGGGCAGTTGCTCGTCGCGGTCTACGATAAGCCAATAGCACGTCGCCTCCGAAAGGGCGAGCTCGGAGCGCAGCCGCGCCGCAATCGCCTCGAGGACCACGTCGATAGTCGTGTTGATGCGTGTCGCCATAGACCGCGCCCCTGCGTTTCAGGTGTTCGCGGATTACGATGCCAAGAGCGGCACGGTGTACCACTGCAGCGTATCGGTGGCGTAGAACGTGGCGATGGTGTTGGTTGCCAAGGGGTAGTGCAGGCCCGTCCCGTTCGCGTTGATCTGCACGAGCGCCGACGGCCATACCTTGAGGGTGCCGACGCCGGTGTTCTTGATGGTGAGTGTTTGCCCGACGTACGAAACGGCCGGCAGCACGCAGCCCTGCAAGCCGCCGATGGTCGCCCCGGTGACGACCACTAACCCGCTCGTGTATTGGGGCGTGCTGTTTGCGCCGCCGATCACGTTGGAGTTGAGGTTGCTCGTGCCGCTGGCCGGCTGGGTCGATACGAGATCGGAGCTTGCGGCGGCGACGTAGGCCGTGCCGTTCCAGATGACGAGAATTTGTAGATCGGTATCAAAGTATAGAAAACCGATTTCGCAGTTGGTCGGGCGCTGGGCGGTCGTGCCCGACGTGGGGCAGCCGTGCTCATTGTAAGGGGGCATATTCGCTTCCTTGCGTGTTGGTGGTCCTGTTGCTCGTCGCGTTTCGGGCCGCCGTGACTTAGGATGCCACGAGCGGTTCGGTGTACCACTGTAGCGCGGCGGAGCAGCGGAACGTGCAGGCGGTGAGCGAGAGCATGCTGTACGCGCCATTCGCGGCGACGGCGTTGATGGCTCCGCCCGTCTCGGGGTAGACCTTGAGTGTCTGGCCGCTCACGTTGTTCTTGACGTTGACTTTCATGCCGGCTACTCCGACCGGGAGTCTGACGCCCTTTGTGCCGTCGGCTGCACTCACGAGGTTGAACCCCGCCGAGAGCGCGGCGGCTCCCGCTTGATCGCTGCCGAGTGCGGCGACCGCCGAGACCGGCACGCTCGACGCGGCGGCCAAGTAGGCGGTTCCGTTCCAGATAACGAGCTGTTGCAGGTCGGTATCGAAATAGCGAAAGCCAATCTCGCAATTCGTGGGGCGGGCGGCGGTCGTGCCGCTGGTCGAGTGGCCGTGTTCGGTATAGGGGGGCATGTTTGCTTTCCTTGCGTTTCGGGGTGTCTAGGCCGTCGGCTCGAGGCGATTATACCTCAACAATAGCCACGGTCACGTTCTTTTTATCGGGTAGCGCCACGTCCGACGCCGCGCACGCTAAACACTGGATGGGATTGGTATTGGTGATGAGCCGGCCCTGAATCCTCGAACCCTTTCGCAGCTTCATATCGGTGACGACCACTTTCGTAACCCGCTGCCGTAGGTCTAGCGTGTCCGAGCCGAACCCGTCATAGAGCGCCACGAGGCCCGTGGTGTTGAGCACGACGGTCGCGGCCTGATTGGTCAAGGTCCCCGATACGGCCCCCGCCTGCACGGTCACGGTGCCCGCTTGGGCCACGATATCGGTTACGTCGCTGTTGCTCGTCACTTTTCCGCCGGTCACGGTGTAGCCGGCCGAGAAATTGACCCCCGTGCCGTACCGCACATTGGCGTCGGAGTCCTGCCCGGTCTGGTAGCCGACGAGGGCCGTGCCGATGTAGGCGGTCTCACCGGCGAGCACGGCCACGCCGACTGAGCCCCGGTTGGTGTATAGGCTCACGCGGTTGGCACTCGTGCCGCCCTTGAGTAGCAGGCTCTCGAGCCCCGCGATGCCCGACGAGCCGGTTTGCGTGACGGTGGCCGTGGACGCCGCCCCGGGGTCCGAAAAGTCAATCTTGCCGAGTGAGCCCGAGCTCTCGTACTGCAGGCTAGTAATCCCGCAAACGAGGTGCGTTGGGCGGTATTCGTTGTAGTCCGACGAGTTGTACTCCGGCAGCCCAATCGAGCCGCTGAAGTTGCGGACGATGAGCGTAATCCCGGTGAGCGCCGAGAGTGCGTCGAGGTCGTACAGGATGTCGCCGCGCAGGTTCTCGATAATCAGCGTATCGTTGCTGGCCGGCGTGCCGTCCCAGTTGGCCGCCGTGAGGCTGTTGGGGCTCGAGCTGGCGGTCGTCGTCGAGCGGGAGAAGCTGTGCAGATTGGTGCCGCCCGAGCCGATAGCCTTCGAGACCGTGACGGTAAACGGCTGCCCCTCGATATTGGCGGTGCCCGTGACGGTGCCCGTGGCGTCCGACCATGTCATGTCGCCGAACTCGCCGATGGTCGACGCCGTGAGCGCGGCGGCGAGCCCTGCGCTCACGCTGGCCGCCGTGGTATCGGTGGCGGTGTATACCACGCTCTGCCCGTTGCAGGTGACCGTGAACGTGTTCCCGGCGACAATCGTGCCGCCGGGCGTGAGGGTCTCGACTTGGGCGATAGACGGGAGCGCGGCAATAAAAGTCCGGGTAGCCATGTTGCACGTCCTTGTGCTTGTGTACTTTTAGTCGACAATCTGCTAGAATGCCGGTGGTGACCTATCTTAACATTTCAGGGGATATTCCGATGCGTTTTCTGCTGCTCGTCGCGTTTCTGGCTGGTCCGGCTCTCGCCGCCCCGCCGGCCGTTCATTTCGGTAAGTCCAATCGTTCCTTGCAAGAGCTCACAAAGGACCCGCCGGCGGTCGCTCCGCCCGATACCACGGCCGATAAGCCCCCGGGTGTCTGGTCGCACGTCGACGGCTCCCGCAATTGGAAGTCGACGGCCGGGTACATTGCGGTCGAGGGGCAGCTTTCTGGCTTTCGCTTGTACGTGCTCCGGGTTGGTGTTTTGGTGCCGGTCGGTCGTGAGCCGTTCCCCGATCTGCAGGCGGCCTCGAGGGCGGCCGTCGAGCACTATTGGGATACTAAGCCCGATTACGCTCCTCCTAAACCAAAGCGTCGCGGTCCTCCGACTTATATCGAGCGCGGCGTGCCGGGATTGTACCTCGACCCCGACGGCCCGCCGACGCTGCCGTTCTAGGGATTGAGCTCGCTCTTGTAAATGCCCGAGGGCATGCGGTTGTCGATGCTCTTGCTGTTGTCGATTGGTATCTTGCCGACTGGTAGCGACTCGTTGGCTTTGAGCGGCCGGCTGTAGCCGAGCCGGTACTGCAGGGTCGTCTCGTAAAGGTACGTCTTGCCGTTGCTCGTGAGGGCCGGCGCTTTGTTAGTCACGATTTCGCGGCCAATCTGCCGCAGCTTCACGTTGCCGTAGATCGTCTCGCCGTCTTGATTTTTGGGCATGCTCGGCCAAGCGCCGTACCGCTGGCCCGCGATGACCACGTCTCGATACTGCACGGGCCGGGCTAGGTCGACGAAAATGCACGTATCGGTCGTCTTGCGGGAGTCGGTACTCACGGGGAGCTGTATGCAATTCGGCTCGGTCGTGTGCGCGGTCTCGACGCTGTAAAAAGTGTAGACGGCCTCGCGGCTCTCGTCGGAATAGTTCTTGGCTACGTCGTTGTCGACCGGCAGCTTGCCCGTCTGCGATTTGATTTTCGTATTGGTGACGCGGTCGCCCTCGCCGGGCTTCTCCTCTGAGTGAATCGTGAGCTGCGGTACGCCGTGCTTGGGACTGCATGGCGATTGCAGGTAGCTGACCCATAGCCCGGTGAGCGACGCGGTCCCGAATACGTTGGGCACTTGCGAGCGCTCGGGATTGTAATCGGGCCGCTTGTACGGAACTCCGGTAGCGAACCGCGTGAACGGAATAGGCGTGATTTGGTCGATGGGATAATTCATGCACGACGCCATAACGTCGACCCGGTTCTCGTGCAGGTAGTCGACGATATGGGCCGCCTCGAGCTTGTTCTGCGGGATATCGAGCCGCAGCGTTTGCGTGACGATATCCATTGCTAATTCAATCAATTCGACCTTATTCGCGTACTTAGACCCCGTGACCGTGGTACTGCACTCGCTGCGGCACGAGTTGCCGTCGTTGGTCATTACGCGATGGGTCGCCTGCCATTCGGTGGCCGGTGCCGGGGCTGCGGTGAAAACCTCACGGTCGACGACGGTATACTCGAGCTCGAGCCCGTTGGGGTCGGTCATGGTCTCGATACTCTCGCGCTTGAACCCGTCCTGCAGCGGCGGCACAATAAGGTAGCGAAACGTCTGCGGATTGAGGTTCACGTCGGCGACCCGCAGCCGCCCACTCATCGTTCGCGTCGTGTACCAATTGCCGTCGATGCTGTCTCGCATGCTCCAGCGGTTGCTAAGCACGCCGCTTTGGTTGCCGTTCGACGAGCACTCGAGCTTGCAGATTTCGATTTCGTACTCGACCTGATACATTCTCGTGCCGGCAATCATCGTGACGTTGCAGTGCTTCGGCTTCGGCCCGCTATCGAGGTCGCCCTTATGCACGTTGTTGTCAATCTTTTGATCGTCGGGGCCAGTGATTCGCGGGGCGCATGAGAGCAGCGTCTCGTCGCCGACCGACATATCAAACCGCTGGCGCGGCTCGAGCAGTAGGGCCCGGATAATTCGCTGGTTGACCGTGGCGTCGCTGGTCGAAAAACCGGGCGGCACAATACCGACGGTCGTGAAGTTTTGAGTACCGTGCACGTAGCCGACGACCGTGACCGTGAAGCGATGAAAGAGCAGGTCGCTATTGCTTTGGTCGTAGACGTTCTCTTGGCGAAAGTTGCGCGTGAGGCACTTGCGGATTTCGACGCCGTTGTAGACGAGTGTCGTTCCTGTTTGTTGTGCGGCCATTATTTACCCCCGGCTTTCGGCGGCTGCGGGTGGCGGTGTTGATATCGGTGGTGCTTGCTTGCGTCGACGAAATACTGCTGGAACGGGCCAATGGTATTGGTGTTCTTGTCATCTTCCGGTATCGCCCCCACGAGCTTCCCAAGAAAGTCGACGCCCTGCATGATGTACGTCATTATCTTGATCCCGAACGTGCCGATTCTGTTGTATATGTTGGTAAACAAAATCTCGGTCCCGACGGATGCGTTTTTGAAATCGTCCATAGCCTTGACGAGCTCATCGGTCGACTCGGCCGTGCCGTTGGCTTTCTGCGTGTTGCGAACGTAGTCGCCCCATTCCATTTTTGCGTAGGCGTAGGCAATCTGCGCGTTGAACTCGCGCATGCTCTTCTGGGCCTCGATCTGCGCCTCGCCGAGCTTCTTCGCGGCGATAATAAGCCCGACAAGCCCGGTCGATGCGCCGGCTAGGGAGAACTTCAACGCCTCCCACGGTGCTCGTCCAAGCGCTTTTTGCTCGTTAGGCTGGGCGGGGTTCCCGTCGTCGTTGTCGCTCGGGCGTCCTCCGGGTGCCGGGTCGTGACCGCCCCCGCCGCCTCCGCCGCCTCCCCCTCCGCCCCCGCCGCCTCCGCCGCTAGCTCCGCCGCCGCCCGTCGCTGCGCCCGAGCTGCCGCCCTTCGCCTTGGCGTCTTCCGAATGGAACTTGGCGAGAATATCGTCGAAATACTTGTCGCCCGCGTTGGTGGATGCCTCTTTGACCTTGCCTTTATCTATCTTGGCGAACGCCCGCTTGACCATTTCGTCAAACGTGTTCTTCTCGGCGACCTTGGCGGTCGCCCTGGTCGCGGCCCCCTCGACGGCCCCCTCAGCGGCCCCGGTGGCTGCGCCGGCCCCGGCTCGAGCTACAGCGCTGGCCCCGGCCCTCGCAGCGGCTCCGGCGGCGATGCGCGTGCCGATCACTCGGAGCACGGCGGCGATGATAGGCCCGATGAAAACGATCATGCGTTACGGGCCCCGTGGGATTGAAATTCAGCTTCGCCCTCTTCAGGCGATTCGCTGACGGCCTCGAAAAAGTCCTTGGGGATGGCGTTGCTTATGGCCGCCGAAATTGCCCGCAATACGCTCGCTGCTCGTCGCGTTTCCGTTCGCTCTTTATTAAGCCAGAGCCCAACTACGCACTCGTACTCTATCGGCCCGAGCACTTGAACTCCGTAGACGCCGGCTAAATCCGCCGCCCACTGCCATTTTTTTTTAACTCGGCGCTGTAATTCACGAACTCGGCCAAGAGGTCCAGCGTTTCCATTTCGGTGAGCCCGTCCGGGTTCTCTTCGCTCCACGGCTTGACGCCGAAAATTTCCCGGGTCGCGTTGACGGCGACGACGGTGGCGCTGGTTTGTACCTTCAGGTCTTCGGCCTGCATTTCCTGCACGTTCTGCTGCAGGTCAAGCGTGGGGTGGTTCGCCATTGCCCGCATGATGGCAACCGGATCGGCGGCACGTTCGCGCTCGCCGTCGTGGTACTTGAAAATCTCTCGCTCGCGGGTCTTCGGTTTGAATAGTCCTAGCATGGTTGCTCGTCGCGTTTCTTGGGTTTAGGCGGTAGTCGTGTCCCAAAGCAGGCCCGACGAGTTTCGGTAGGCCGTGCCGTCGAGCACAAGCGTCGAGAACTTCGTGCCCTTATTGATTTCAATGGGCTCTTTGAACACGCAAATCGGGAAGTTAAGCGGCCGCGTCGGCGAAATGAGGCAAATCCGATAGGCTAGGCTCGTGACGCCGTTGCTGCTGAGCATGAGCGAGCCGGTCGCGCCCACGGTGCCGGCGGTTCCGCCGCGCAGCCGGCAGCGAATCTTATCGGCGACGGCCTCGTCGTACTTCGTGAGCTCCAATCGAATGCGCACGGTCTCGCCCATGTACTGAATATCGATGGGCGGGCCGCTCTCGCCGCCGTAATCGTCAGAGTGAACCTCATAGACGAACGACTCGAAAGTGAGGCTGCAGCCGTCGCGGGTATACCCGAGCGGCTCGAGAGCTCCGGCGCTGCCCGTTCCGACCGATACTGGGGTCGCGCCGGCGACGTTGATGATTGCGGGCATTAGTTATTGCTCCGTCTTGCGGGGTAGTAGTGCGAACGGGCCGCGTCAACGATTAGATTGAGGTTCTCGATACCGGCGACGGTGGGAGCTGAATAGCTCGGCGTGCCGGCGTCGATGTTGGCGTCGATGTTGAACACGTTTTTGCCGATTCTGAGCCGCTCGAGGTACGTGTCCTGCAGCTCGAGGGCGGCCTTGTAATCCTCTTGCCGGTGTAGCGGCTTTCGGGCGAATAGGTACGCCATAGCGATGTCGCATACCATTTGCTTGAGGTATGCGGCGGCGTTCGCCGAGAGCGTCGTCAAGTCGATCACGCTGTACCGCCCGCCCTGCAGCAAGGCGGCCTCGACCGCCCCACTAGCTGACGCGAGTGCCGCGAGCACTTTGGCGTCGGTGGCGAGCTCTGCTTCGCTCGACTCTTCGTCCGTATCGCTCACAAGAGCCGCGATGGTACTCGGGCTCTTGCGAGCGATGAGGTCTGCCGGGGTGGCGTAACTCACTGGTTAGCCCCCTGCTATTAGCCGGTTACGCTGGTGAACAAGTAGCCGGACGATCCGGCGGTCACGACGGGGGCAATCGTATCGACGACGCGAATCGTTCGACGGCGATTATCAACGTCGTCTCGGGTCTCGACGCTCATGTCGTCTTTGTTGTAGACGAACAAGGTCGCGGTCGAGAACGACGGGCCGCCGGCGGTGCCCACCAATCCGCCCGGGCGGGCAGTGATGAACGCCGACGTAGCGGCGAGCATGAATGAGCTCGCAGCGGTCGCGCCCTTGCGGCTCGTAACCTTGACGCAATCCTCGACGACGAGCCGAACGCCGGCATAGGTCTCGGGCAAACCGAAACGACGGTTGTTCCCGCTCTTGCCCGGGATATCGCCCCGGATGTAGCCGAGCGCGAACGGCGAGCCCTTGACGAAGTCCGCGATTTCTTGGGATTCCGCCATGATTGCGGCCAAGTCGGGGCCGACCACGAGCTGCAGGTCGTCGACGGTGACGACGGACCCGGTCGCTTTGAGGATCGCCTTGACGGCGTAGTCAATGCTCTTTTTGATATAGAGATTGCTCGTCGTCGCTACGTCCCACTTGCCGCCGCCGGCAGTGGTCGCCGAGGCATAGTTAGACCCGTAGTTTCCGGTCGTGGTGAGCGCGGTCAAGCAGAGTTGGGTGCGGGCGGTCATAGCCTGTTGGGCGCGAATGTTGGCGTACTGGCCCAACATGTCCCACGAGGCGTTGTCGGACGACATATAACCGACGTTCACGGCGTACGCATACCGCGTACAAGCGAACGGCAGAAACTCGAACGATTCCTTGCCCTCGCTACCGTTGGGCGCGTCATTGCTGTCGGCCCATAGGTGCTCGGTGAGCGTCGTAGTAGTGATACGCATACGCTCTTCAACCGTCATTTTCAGATAATACCCCAAGGGCTTCTCGACCGGCACAATTTGAATGTACTGGTTGAGCGTGAACTTATCGGGGTTCCGCGAGTAGTCGACGACGAGCCGGTTGCTCTCTTCGTGCGACGGGATGAACGTATTCTGTTGCGCTGGGAAAATTGCAGCCATGTTTCACGCTTCCTTGCGTTAGGTGGTCGTTTGGTTGTTAGACGCGGGCGACGCTTCCTTGGTCGCGTGAACGATTAGATCGAGAGCGTAAACGGGTGAACGATCATCCAGAACTTTTCGCCGCTGGATGCGTCCATGAGCGCGAATCCGGCGACCTTGTCTTTGTCGGTCGTCGAAACGATGGCCTTGCCGGCGGTCGTGCCGGTGGCGTTCGTGGGCTTGAGTGCAGCCCCGGCGGTAATCGTGCCGCCCGCCTCGACGAGGGCGTAGTGCCCCGGGCCGTGCACCTCGAGCTGGTCGCCCGACGCGGCAGCCAAGGCGGAGTCGAATTTCTTCGTACCCTCTTGGCTAACGCCGATGACGTAATCGCCCTCAGTGCCGGCCCCTGCGGTGGCCTGCAGCACGGTCATGCCGACGCCGGTGGTGCCGTTGATTTTCAGGGAAACGAGACGGCAGGGATAGATATCCGCGCCCGCCACAAAATTAGGGGTCGTGAGCATTTTTCAGCTTCCTTGCTAAATGAGTGTGAGTAACCGGGCGGCTATGTAATTGGCGGCCTACTTGGCGGCCATTTCCTTTTTGGTCTCGTCGAGAACTTCCTGATAGGTGAACCGCTTGCCCTCTCGGCTGTAGCGGTCGATTTTTGTGCGGACCCGGGCGTGCAAGTCGTTGCCGTCCACGGCGACCGCTTCGGCTTCGGCGACCGGCAGCGGTGCGCGGCCCACGGGGTTCCGGCGGTACTGCTTGATCGCGCCAAGGTGGTCCTCCCACTGCGCGTCGTCCATGACCTCGGCTCGCTGCAGCTCGCGCTCGGGGTCGAGCAGGAACTCTTGGGCCAGCGATTCGACCTGCGAATATCGCTTGACGAAACGGGCCTCACTGCGGGCCTGCTCGGCGAGCTTGTTGGCTTTATCGAGCTCGGCTCGCATGGTGCGATTCTCGCGCTCGATCTGGGCATAGCGAATCTTATCCGCCTGCTCGCGGCTGTAGTTCCACACGGGCGGCGCGGCTCCGACGGTCTCGAGCTCGGGCTCGGGCTCGGCGGCGGCGGTTCCGGTCGCTTCGGCGACGAGCGCCGCTGCGTCCTCGAGGGTCGGTTCGTCTGCGATGGCTTCGCCGGCCACGGGTGCCGACTGCTCGTCGCTCTTTTCAAACCGCTTTTTAGGCACGCCGGGCGGCGCAGCGTCGGGGGCATCCTTGCCCGGCTGCGACGCCCCGGGAGCTTCGTGCCCCGGTGGCGGCGTGTGTGGCTTGTGGGCCGGCGGGGCTGCAGGGGCGGCCGGATCGGCTGCAGGCGGAGCAGCTCCCGGGGCTCCGGCTTCGGGTGCCGGCGGAGCGGCGGCCTCCGTGGGCGTGCCCTTGGCTTG